CTGTAAAATTCATTGAGAGCATCAGGGTCTTGAGTTAAAGACTCTACCTCGTTCTCCCAATAATCTATTGCACCCACACTAATATATTCATCATCAATGCCTAACACAGGTTCTTTGGGTGACCTGAAAACAGGCATACCATACTTATCTATAAAACCTTCCATGTTCCATTCCATTGGTATAAACAAGCAATACATACCACTTTTGGTTTGACCATTGGAGTTTCGTTTAGTTGGATATGAATCTTCGTATAAAGATTTAAAGTTACTACCACCTTTGTCTAAAGCATTTGATGTAGAGCCCATCATACACTTACCTATAATTTTGCTACCAAGTCTTAAACAGGTTTTTGTAACTCGCCAATTGTTAAGTATGTTGTCAGGCTTTTCCCACTTTCCACTCTCATCGTGTAACAACAGTCTAAGCTTCTCACCATCATAGCTGTTGTCTCCTGTGTTTTTCCAGTCAATAGTGGTATCAAGTCCTTCAAGTTCTGACTCCTCTATCTCATACATATTCTTCTTTGTAATCTTAGAAGCAGGAACACGATATGCTAATTCAGTCTTTGGTTTATCCATACCATCTTGTATGGGTTTAAAAAAGAATGGATAGTTATTAGATATAGGAACTACCTTGTCTGTAAACATTTTCTTAGCATCTGAACCAGTTTTAGATAGTATACCAATACGAGAATCTTTACTTATAGTTGCTTGATTAACACCTTCTGATGAGCTCATAAAAGAAAAACCAGAACGTCTTATCTTTAAATAGCACATTCCAAAGCTTCTCTTGTCCGCCTTGCAGGCCTCCCAGAATATATAAAATATTCGGTTAGCTTCACGAAAGTCTGGTAGACCAACATCAATCTTAGTCCATTGTAAATACATATAGTGAGTTCCAGTAATGTATGTAGGCTTTCCGTTATTCATAAACCAGAAACCTTCTTCTCTTCTGTCAAACTCTTCTTCTATATAGTCTACCCACCTTGACTTAAACTGGTCTGGAGCATCGTGCCATTGGAATATAGACTTTATTCTACTCAACGATTTGTCGTATGCAAAGGGTTGCCAATATTGTTCAGACTTAGATTTAGATCTTGAATATACATTTTTAGGTACTTTGGGCAAAGCAATCTTTAAACCATTTACGCTTATTATATCCCCTATCTCTCCAGTCTTAGATATTACTACAAAATCATACTTAGGGTCGTATCCATATCTCCAACTCTTAGCCCTGTTCTTGTTAGTAATCACAGACTTAGATACTACATCTTTCAATACAATGTATAAGTTATTTAGATCTTGACTCTGCAAATCCTTTAGGTTTGTTAGATTTATTTTCTACGGTTCCTCCTTCAAGCAAGGTTCTTTCCTCTTCTATTCTTTTTAGTATTTCAAAAGCATCCATAATACAAAGCTTCTTAGTAGCTGCAGCATTCTTTAATCTGTCGGCAGCCAACTCATCATCTTTATCATACTTAATAATATCTTCCTTAGCTACTTTAATTAATTGCTTAACAGCTCTTTCGCCAGCTTCTATTATTTGTAATTTTATTTCTTTGCTACTCATAATACCATTGTTATGTTTTGTGTGTACATTCTATACATGACTTCATCCTCTACTATAAATTCATATTCGCTGTCAGGCTGAAAGCTAACTTCATCACCCTCCTTTACACCCATGTCTAACAGCTCTTGATTTATATACTTTATCTTACCTACCAAAGGTTCGCTTTTAACTCCTTTGTGTATAAAAAAATCTTTAACCTCAACAGGCTCTACAAAACAATACTTACCGTAAGCAGACCACTTGCCATTTCTTTTATACATATAGAACTGACTTTCATCTACAAAGAATAAGTCATCCTTAAAATAACTTCTTCCACTTTTTTGTCTACCGTACATATCATAATAGAACTTAAAAACATTATGATGAACCAATAGCATGTCACCAACCTGAACTGGTCCTTTGTAGTTTATAGGTGTTTCTATAACCTCAGCAAATCTATTAGATGATGTATGGTCTTCTTGTGATACGCTGGTTATAAACTCCACCTCTCCAATATCTTTTGTATTGTTATACCTCTTTTTGTATAAAGGTTTAACAATAAAGTTATACGGAGACTTCATTAAAAGTTTATATTATATTCTATAGATATGGGAAGTGTATCCAAAAATTCTTTCCATACAAAGATTTCTGAATCTTTAATTATCCATATTTTATATGACGATTTTTTTGCTTGAATTAAGTGTATCTTGTAAGACCCACCCAAAACATCTTGACCGACTATGTAGTGCATGGCGTTGTCTTTGTAGTCAGCGCCAATAGAGATTTTACGTATATCCATTTTATTTTACTTGTCATCAACTAAATTATCATTCATTATCTTAGTAATCTCTTTGACAGTTTCAAGGTGACTAATAGGCAATGATTGTAATAACTTATTGATTTGATTTATTGATTCTTGATTTAATTTTATTTCCATTTTATTATGCTAATAATACTTTATGTAATGTCCCGTTTATATATACAGGAAGGTATCTTGTAGATGTATTTACTTGAGTTGTTACTGGAGCTAAAGGAACTGTAGATGAACCTATAGAGATGGTGTTGGGTCCAAATGATTCCGCTGCATTACCCAGCACTAAAACATTATCGTGAGCTGCAATAGCGTTAGCTCCTAAAGCTGTTGCGTTAGCCAGCGTGAAAGTTTGAGTAGAACCAAAGCTGTTTATGTTGTTACCAATCAAAGTACAGCTGGCAGCATTTGAGCTTGACCAGTTGGTACCCGTTCTACTTCCTACAACTGTATTTCCTTGTCCTTCTGCTGTTGGCATAGAAATTGATCCTATAATTACACAATCATCCTGAACACCACCTGTAGCTGCTTGGTACCCCACAACTACTACGCCAGCTTTTAAAGAGCCTGACGTAGCCGCTTCATATCCTATTATAACATTAGAGCTTGTGCCTACACCACCTAAACTTAAATTTAATGCAGCACGTGACCCTATAATAACGTCACCATTTCTAACACCAAGAGTTCCGTTTGCTGTGTTACTACCTATGACCACAACATCGGTTTCATCTGTAAAGCCCGTAGCTGAGTTAGATCCTATAATGGTATTTCTAACATATTGAGTAGCAGATAATGTAGCATTAGAAAGTCCACCTGGAGATATTAAAACATTATCCTCTCCAAAACCACCTGCTGGAAGGTTACCTGATACATCAGTAACAGCAAAAGTATTCTTGGTATTTTCAACATATATACTGCTGTTGTTTCCTAAACTTAAGGTGTATCCAGACCTAACGGTTGTTCCGTCTATATTAACAGAGTCAGATCCTGTGTCGTATATTCTACTATTACCTATAGCTGATGCGCTTGTGAATTTACTAATGAAATCCTGAGTACCAGATATTGTTGATGTAGAATTTATGGTTAAAGTATTAGTGGCTGTATTAAGAGAAGTGCTTATGTTTGTTCCTCCTACAATACTAACATTCTGTCCGTCTGTAATTGTATCTGTACCGCCTGCGTCTCCAGTTAAGTTCCACGATGTCATTGCTCCTCCACCACCAGTAGCGCTAATCTGTACAGCTCCAGTGCTTGCATCTAAAGATATTCCAGCGCCAGCTGATAGACTTGTTACACCAGTGTTGGATATTGTGATGTCTCCTGTGTTTTGATCTACTGATATTCCAGATCCAGAAACAGCTAATGACAATACGCCATCATTTTCAATGGTTAATGCGGAACCTGTGTTTGATGTTGTAATGCCAGTTCCTCCTAAAATTGATACTAATTCTGCATCGGTTATAGTTTCGTAAGGAGCGCCATCGTCACTTCCTAAAAGCCAATTACTCATAGTCCCTGTGGGACCGTTATAGTTTATTACTAAATCTCCAGTAAATGGTCCAGCGCCTGTTCCAGCTATAGTTAGGTTTCCATCTGTATTGTTAACGCTTGTAACTACACTACCTGAAAGAGATGGTGTGGCCCACGTATTATCCTTACTTAAGAATAATCCTGATGGAGCAGCGCCATTTGCCGCACTTAAATCAGCTGTAACAGTAACAGCTCCAGTTGTAGATGCGGTTGGAGTTAAGTCTATATATGTTCCATTGGAAGTATCTACTGATAACACACC